AGCATATAGGAAATCCTGAATCAAGTTTGATCCAGCAAGGAAGCGAAGGTCTCCACGACGTTGCTTGTACTTACGTGGCATAGCCTTAAGTGCCTTGTTGAATACTTCACGAGATACGTTAGCACCAGCTGCGTCTACGACACGACCTGATGCCTTTGCCTTCTTTACAACGCCATCAAATGACTTGTAAAGAGCGTCTCCTGATAGAGATGTGTCACCGTTAAGAATAACATCTTCGATGTCATTTCCTGCCTGTGTTGCCATCAAACGTGCAATATGATCTTCTAGATCTGCACCCTCAATGTTATCTTCTAGAGATTCAGTTGAAAGCTCCCAGTCCATGCGGAGTTTCTTTGTTGTTAAAGAAATTTTTGAGAAAGTTACTGCATTATTAGCAGCATCATTATCTCCTTCAGTTGCAAGCTTCATAAGCTTTTCACCAACGGACATACGATCTATCTCGGCTGTGTCTGACTTCATACGAACTGTACGTGCAACTTTACCAATTACGGTTGCGTCGAACATATAGTCAAGGAAGCGAGCTGATTGTTCTGGATTTAGTAATCCGCCGTTACCTGTTTCTTGTGCTGTGTGAACACCTGTTACAGTGCTACCAGAAGAAGTGAAGGTGCCGCGGGCTGTTGTGCCAGTTGCAATTGCTTTTTCTAATGTTTCATTGCTCATTATTTATACCTACCTTAGTTAAATATTTCGTTCACGGAACCGAGGAAAGAACCGTTCCATTTGGATTTTTTGATTGTTACTTCTTCTGATCGGCCAAGATCTGAAGACTTCTTAATTGCAGTCTCTGATTCTACTGCATCGACACGCTTTTGTACACCATCAATCGTGCTCTTGATATCATTTACAGCACTTGAAAGTACTGTGTGTTGTTCTGCCAACTCTGAAATTCTAGCATCTACGCTCTTGCTGAAAGCTTCAACAGTCTCTTGGATTGTTGTAACTTGTGCTGCATTTGCTTCAGATGCCTTGTTTAGAGTTTCTGAGAAAAAGCCTTTTAGATCGCCTAACATCTTTGCAAAATCAGGTTCATCAACCTTATCTTCTGATACTTCGGCTGCTTTTTCCAGAGTCTCGGCAGGAACGTCTTCTGCTACTGCATCTGCAGGAGCCTCAGCTGCGGCTGCATCTTCTGCAACAACTGCTGTCTCTTCAACGGCTACTTCAACTGCTGCATCTACTGCAACATCTTCAGCAACTACGTTTTCTGTGTTTTCTGACATTTCATTACCTCCTTCTGCGTTTGCCTGTTTTGCAATTTTTTGTGTATCAGGCAACGTAAATCTTGAGTGCTTGTATGCATCAAGAATCTTATCAATCTCTTTTGCTTTATTAACATCTGAACTCTCAACCCAACCAATTAGTTGTGCTGGCTTACCAGATACTGGTGAGTCATATGTCTTCTCTGTTGAGATAAAAACAGAGTTACTGTCTTCACAGTAAAAAATATTTTCGGTTACAACATCTACTGCTATACCTTTTGCAATGTATTGTCCATTTACTTTCTGAATAGAAAGAATGTTACATAGCTCATTTGCTGGAGAGTCTACAATTGATAGCTCCATCAATTCATAGTCTTTAATAAATCTTACAGTTTTACCTGTAGCTTTATTAACTTCGTTATCTGATTCTTTAATCTTCCCGCCGATTGAGAATCCTGAAAGAGTTCCATCTAGAACCTTTTCCCAGCTATCTTGTGCGCCTTTTGAAATGTATGCTGTTACATAAACTCCATTATAAAATTCTTTAGTTGCTGGATCATAGAAAGTTTCTGGCTTGAAAGAAACCATCTTTCCAACTGCAAGAGATCCGTGCATTTCACGAATGTTACCGCGAAAACTTTCAAATGCCTTTACGCTTGCCTCAGAAGTTACAACGTCACCCGTTTGGTCTACGTTATCAAGTGTTGCAAAACCAGAGACAGTTCTCTTTTCACGGTTAACTTTAGTGAAAGGTACGGACAGATTAATGTCATTGCCATGGCTAGTCCATAAAGACTTTTCAATGTTCATATGCTTAATTTTAGCGACTTATAGATAAAAAGGCAAATAACAGTTGAGTGGGGTTAGTCAACCTGTCTGCCATCGCCTTTAGCATTTCTTCCCTCTCCAGAAATATCTGGGGTGGTTGCTTGGCGATCTTGAGATCTTTGTCTTGTATTTCCAGCTAGCGCTGTTTGCTCGGCTTTTGCTGGACCCTTTAATTCAATAACATCATCTCCACCATCTAGCGGAATCATGCCTTTTCTAATTCTAACTTCATTAGGGGTAATTACCTGCATTCTTAAATATCTTTCGTCAATTTTAGACTGAGTATCTTCATCAGTTAAAGTTAATTCATTGAATTTAAGTGACAAGGCATCTGTCTTTTCCTCGAATATTTTATTTACTTTTTTCTCTAAAATCATTTGAGCTGGACGGCATACCTGCTCTTTAAATGTTTTATCAGCATCACGGGCTACCGCTAAATTAACTCCCTCTGGAGTTCCAATTTTATTAATTGGCACACGGTGGGCTAATAGAATTTCATCTCTATTTGATTTACGATAAACATTAAATGAAGACTCCTGTGGATTTGCCTCCACTGGCTCCATCTTAAATTCCGTCTTTGAGTCTGGAGTATCTCCTGGAAGCGGAATATATAGGGATCTGTGATTCTTTCCCTTCAATCCTACCTGAAAAAATTCAAGCAATTTTCTTTCTGATTCTGGAGAAAGCTTTGCTCCCTTTACTGTAATAATATATCTTGGGACCGCCTTGTTTTCAAAGTAATCCAAGTTGTATCTACCAGATAATTCATTGCCTGCAAGGGCTACCTGTGCTGCAATAATGTCTGGGATTCCGTAGTAGTTATTCATTGGAGTATATTTCTTTAAATGAATAATTTCATTTGGACGATCTTCTTGTCCAGCAATTGGATTCTCTGTCATATTGTCTCCAAAATTGCTAAAATATACTGCCTTGCCATATAGCAATTGAATGAAGCCATCTCTTAGTCTGCGTACACGCATTGTCTTTGCTGGGATATGTCCAATATACCCAATGTTTCCGCCAGTTGTTCTACCTATTTCAATATAGCCATTTCCTGTTGCTTCTAAATCTGTATAAGTTTTAATTAAAGTTTGAGTAAATGTATCTTCTTCATTTGTTGTATCAAGCCATGCGTGAATATCTTGACGCAACTTGCTTATTTTTCTACGTGCTCTTTCAAGAGACTTATCATCTGTTAGAGAATCAAGTGCATCATTTGTTTTCTTTGTTTCTACAAAGTCATATCCTAGGCCAACTATGTTAGCAACTTTTGCATTAATTGCTGCATAGTTATATGTTGATGTTTCATATACTGCTGAAAGGTATTCAAGATTATATGTTGGTTCTACTAGGTCAAACATAGCATATCCTGTAATAGCTTGTGCTAATAGGTTTTGCTGTGTTCCCGTTCCTTCTACGCCAGTAAATGACTTAGAAAATTCTCTGCTTATCTTGCGTTTAAATGAAGATCCTAGCCCTCTAACTTTTTTTAATTCTTCTATGCCTGCAGCAAATGGGTCATTGCTTACTTGATCTTTTTTCAAAGAGAACCAGTCTGCTGTGTTTGAAATATCAATTATGTTTTCTGAACCCTCATCATCAATAAACTCTACGCTCATCTCATACCCCTTAACTTTTTCATATCGTCTTTATAGCTTCCAATATCTAATGGGTCTGGTACTAATCCCCAGTCAAGTCTTTGTTTTTGGTGTTGGAATTCTTCATCGTCAATTTTTCTTCTTGCAGAAAGAAATTTAGGCCCGCCTTCATATATACCGTATGAGCGAACTTCTCTAGCCAAAGCATCGACTCTGGATCTATTTCCTTTTTTGGACGTGATCGAAAGAAAGTTCCCATCATCATCTCCAATCCATCTACCGTCTGGCATTTCCCAAACATATATCCCAAGCGTGGATTCCTCTTCAAGGACTTTAGTGTTTATACGATTGATATCCATAGTAATTTATTTTACCATTATTTCCTACACAAGTCCAGCTTTTTGTCACAAGATTGAACAAATTTATATACTTTGCAACACAATCCAGTCATTGTTATAGGACTTAACGTCTTTTTCTGTCATAACAATTGACGGATCTACTATTGAAGCCGAAGGTCTTCCTACATATAGGTTGTAATGGGTAGCTACAATAGATGCTGTTAATTCCTTTGAATATATAGCAATATTATTATATAGACAGGACGGGCCACCTGAGCCTGCGTAATTAAACTTTAAGACACCTGAAGCAGGCTGTGATAAAACTAAAACAATATGATGCATCTCATTTGCAGACAATACATTTGATATATTTGTTTGACTTGTCAGGTCCACTCCATTTACGTATATTTTTAATATATTGGTTTTTGTTATACTCCCGCCACTTGTCCAGGAGTACCTAGAAGCCGTGTAAACCCCTTCTGAGGCCACATCGAACAAAGTATTGGCAGTAAGGGCAGAAGGTGTAAAAAACATTTCTAATGACTTTACAGAGCCTGTAGTTGTCAAATTAAATCCTGCCCCAGCTTTTGTTCTTATTCCATTATCATAATGTCTGGAAAGAAGTGGATAGTTTAATGACCCTAGATAATATTCGGTTAAAGATGTTATTTTATTTCCATGGTTATCGGAATAAACATCTTTATTTGTATAAAAACTGACTGCAAAGTATGCTAGTCTTGGCAAATATTTGCTGGCATCGGCAGTAGCCATAGTTATTTTAATATGAACAACTCCAACTGTGCTAAATGAATCTTTTGTATATTGAGGCAAAGGTTGTCCATTTAAGCAGTTCTGCCAATTAGTCCCGTCCACACTTGATTGAACTGTAATTCCTAAATCATTTCTCCATTCAACTTTTGAGGTTACAAATGGAACTTTACTAGGTATTAAAAATGAGTCTTGCAATATAAATGTTTTTGACTGTACTGAATCTGTTTTATAGAAAGATATATATCCCGCAGATTCATTATAGTACGTGTTGCTATCAAGAAATTCCGACCAATTTTTATTTACTGGATAAGAGTATTGGAACTGAGCTCGTATGGAAGCATCTGTACAAGAAAAAAGAATTCCTTCATCTGGGGCAACAACTTGAATGGCTGGAGCAGAAAAATTACCATCTGCATAATGTCTTTGTATAGAAGCATTTGAAAGAGAATATCTATAAATTGCGGGGGCATCAACTATAAAAGAATCTCCAGATGTTGTAGTGGGTCCAATAGAAAGTGATAAGGTTGTATTTGTAAACTTGAATACTTCATCTAATGATTTATTTGCTACTAATCTTCCGTCAACATATAATGAAATTGAATATACTGAATATACTCCAACTATATGCAATACTCTTTTTGAATATGTTACTGGATATCTAATTGAATCTGTAGCAGATACTTTAAAAACAATATCTCCATTTTCCCAATATAGTCCTATATTATTTGAATTGTCTGACATTATTGGAGTAGCAGTAGACGAAACAATTGAAGGTTGTATCCAGCATTCTATTGTAAAATCATTATCAGACGAATATTTAGTTCCCATTCCCGCTGTTGTTGAAATTCCATAGTAGTTTTTAACTATAGGCAATGTTATTGATGAGGTATTTGTTATTTTTGTTCCTGACATGCCACCTGAAATTAATGGAAGAATATTTGATAAAGGTGATCCCACATATGTTCCATTATTACCGCACCCAGAAGAATCTAGAGCGGTGGAGCCAGAGGACTCATCTAAAGTCCAAAAGCCAATGGGATGATCTTTAATAACTTTTAGTTGATAGGACATTTTTTAATTATACCATTGAAGAACTTATATTATAATGATACATAAGCTTATTTCTTTTTTACCCAATATTGTAATCCAATATCCAATACCTCTAGTACATCCTTGTATTCTTGCACAAATTTATCAATTGCTGGACCTGGCCTCATGCTATCTAGTCCTGATTCGTGTGACCAAGTATAATCATCAAATCCTAGGATCCCGCCTGATTTTAGTTTGTCCCATGAAAGAACGGCATCTTGATATACTGCTGATTCTGTGTGATCGCCATCAATATAAATAAAATCATAATAATCTTTAGGAGCAGAATTTAAGAACTCTATGCTATTAGTTTTTTCTTTAATTATATTGCTATATTTAGAAACCTTTTCATCATAAACTTCCTCTACGTTTTTCCAATCAAATTCTTTATGTATTTGCTCTTCTGACCCCTCCCAAGTATCTACATCAGTCAAATATGAGCTATCGCTAGTTAGTACATTTTCCATCATCCAAACAGATGCATCTCCCGTGTATGTTCCTATCTGCAAAAATTTAAGATTTTCTTTGCCTTTCAAGTCAATTAAATATTTTTCAAAAAATGTATAGGCTCCATTTGCAAACCAGTTTGGGTATGTATTTATTTTATCTTCTTGTATTGTTGTATTTAAATATAACAAATCACAATATTTATTTGAATTTGGTTTTAATGTATATACATCAAATAATTCTTTGTTTTTAAATATATGCCAATCTACTGGATCTTCAAATCCATTATTTAAATCTTTTAATGCTTTTCTAACCCCATTCTTACTTATAAAATAACAAGCTAGTGACCATGATTGATAAGATCTGCAAATATCTGGATCTTCAATGTCATCTCTATTAGAATTATAAATATTTTCGGCTTGCCACCAATGTACATACGGTGAAAAGAAATCCCAATTTTTTGGCAATCTTTTTAAATATTCATTCATGCCTTCTAGAAAATTATCATTAATTTTAATGTCGTCTTCAAAAAGCAATAAAGCATCATAATCTGAATTTAAGAATTCATTCCATGCTTGATAATTACTTGCCCAAACGCCAAGCTCTCCAATTTTAAATTTCCTGTTTGGTTTAAAATTTGGAAACTTTTTAACAAATTCTTTTACTTCGTTTTCATTAGAATAGTTAACAGTAGATACATTTAACTCTTCAATGCTGCTTAAAGTCTGTTTAATATTATTTGCAGCCATATCTCTGTCTGAGGATATTCCTTCTATATGGAATACTTTATACTTGTACTTCATCTTGGTCCTCCTTTTTCAAGTAAGCATTCTCATAATATCTAAAATTGTTTTTTAGTCTTTGATCATTTGGTTCTATTTCACAAGCCAACTTGCCTTCTTCATATGCCTCTTTAAGCATGCCTAAATTAAAAGCAGATATTGCTCTTAAGTCATGAGGCATCCATCCCCAAGCTTCGGCTTCACATAAATACTCTAAAGGCTTTTCTTTTATTTCACATGCCACAGTTGAGTATTCAAAACATTTATCCCAGTTTTGATTATTATAATAATAAAATGCTAGGTCTACTATTGCTTCACGTCTTCCAGGGCACTCTGTAATTGCTTTTAATAGCCACTCTTCTGTGTTTTTTGGATTGCATTTAGCAATATATCTCATTGAAGCCGCTCTTTCTGGAGTCCACGTTGCGGTTGGCAAAGATAAATGTCTTTGCAATTCTTTTGAAGCCTCTTCATATTTCCCATAAAAATATAATTCTCTACCATAGTAAAAAGCATTTCTGTCACTGTATGGATCTTCAATAACTGATTGCTGAAGCAGTGGCAAATACTGCGACCTTGGTTTTGAATTATCTGCATGATGATGAATTTCTAAGCCGCACCAACCCTGCACTTCATTAATTCTATCGCCTATCATAACTTCATGAACTGGATACCTCCATCTATATCCATGTCGTGAATGAATTTTATCTCCATTATATTGAAGGCCTGGGCTCCCGTCTTCATTCCAATTCCAAGTATATTTATATCTTGGTCGAGTTACAGTAGTATGATCTACTTTTTCTAATTCTTTCCGCCATCCTTCAACTAATACCTCGTCCATATCTAATGCAATACAATAATCTATATCTTTAGGTATTAATGACATTGATGCATTTCTAGCATCATCAAATCTCCATGGAGATATAGTAATTGAAAATACATTAATTCCAAGCTTCTTAGCTTTTTTAATTGTATTATCAGTTGAACCAGTATCTGCAATTAATAAATAGTCTGCGTCTTTTGCAGATTTATACCATGACTCAACAAATTGTTCTTCATTTTTAGCAATTGCATATACAGCTATTTTCATATATTTCTTTCTGTTAAATTAAATTATTTAATATAGTATATAAAAATAATAAATAGTATATATAGTATAACATTTTTTATAAAATTATACAATATTTGAAAAAATACATAAAACTATTCCCATGGTTCTGTATACTCAAGAATAAATTTACCTGTACATTGACAATCAAAAGTTACTTGATTATCCTCTTCAAGTCTGTGTTCAATATATTCTCTACTACAAATTTCACATTTATAAATATAACGAAATTTCATTTTTACCTCCATTAGTAATATAAATAAACAATACCATTGCCACCTGCTCCACTAGTTCCTGTATTTGAAGCAGCCCCACCACCACCACCACCAGTTCCACCATTACCACCATTTACAGTTGATGCCGCAGCACCAGCACCTGTGTATCCTCCACCACCACCACCACTAGAAGCACCTACTCCAGACGAAGCCGCACCGCCAGCATTTGTACCGTTGTTTCCAGTTCCACCAGAACCGCCAGTGCTGCTTACAATACTTGTACCAACAGAACCTCCACCGCCACCGCACCAAACACCATTACCGCCTGCACCTGCTGTACCTGATGAACCTGAATTTAAATTTGCCCCACCTCCGCCACCCGAAATTCCATTTCCGCCAGGGAATCCTGCAAGACCGTTTCCCGCACCTCCTCCGCCACCTGCGTATCCCGATTGACCTATTGTTGGACCTATATTGCTTCCTAATCCACCGCATCCGCCAATTAAACCGTAGTAATTAATTCCGCCTTGTGTTCCATTGCCCTGATTTGATGCGCTTGCAGCACCGCCACCACCGCCTCCGCCGCCACCAGTTCCTGGTAAAGGAGGGGTTTGCGTGTTTCCTGCACCACCGCCGCCACCACCAGCAACAACCATTCCATAAATAGATGATCCTCCAGTATTTCCGTTTCCTGCTGCTCCGCTAACTGCTGCACCGCCTGTGCCAACTATTACTGTTGATGCAATTGGTGTCCAACCCATACTTACACCACCACCGCCGCCTCCGCCAGAACCACCAGGACCACTAGTTGAACCTCTACCACCACTTCCACCGCCGCCAATACATACTGCCCAAACTCTACGAATTCCAGCTGGAATTGTTACAGATCCTGATGATGTAAATGTTTGTTTAAGCTTTAAACCAATAGGTGCGTCGCTAAA